CGTTATATTTGCCAATGCTCCTTTGTAACTTGTTGAAGGATCAGAAATAACTTTTGTTTTTCCGTCTGCGTCTTTCACGACTTTGAAACCCGGTAAATTAACTTTTTTTGGCAATTTTCCCCCACTCGCCTCATATATTCCATAGATGCGTTCCCACGCCTTTTTCAATGAAACATTAAGGTTGTCACCCTTGTTGGGAAGATTCTCATGGCGTACTATAAACCTATTTGCAATTTTTTGAAGTTCTTTCGGAAGTATTTTTTCAGCATACGTCATTTTATCAAATCCTTTCTCCGATTTTGAATTTTTTACGTATACCCACGGATCCGAAACGATGAAATCAGTGTTGGGATTTGCCTTCTTAAAATTATTGGCCAAAGTCTCTATCTCTTTCGCCATTCCAGCGGCCATCTCTTCTTTTTTCGCCATTGATAAATTCTTGGTTTTTTTATTGTTGGGATCAAATATATCAATTATTTTTTTGTACTGCTCATACACGGTGGTGTCAAATTTGGATTTCATTGTCACTATTTCCCCAACGGAGCTCATGTGCGGTTCCAAAACCTTTCCTCCATGGGCCCCTTTCAGAGTTACCCTTAAATTTGACGAGTCGCCTGCTCCATTAAACATGGTTGCCTGCACGTGGTCCACGTCAAAATATCTCGACCCATCATGTTCCTTCAGCCAGTTGAACATCCATTCCGCCTCCGGATCAGTTTGTATTTCCCCTTCCAAAACTCTTCTTTGGCGAGGGTAATCTTTTTGACGGGCGTAATCTCTTGCTGTCCAAGTTAAAATATCCCCGTCCTTTGCCTCCGCGTAAGCTTCTGCCTTCGGTTTCTTAGCGGATGACGGCATGTATTTTCCAGTGTATATGTCATAACGTCCTGGCGTAAGATTAACGTTAGAACCATACACTTGAGCCGCTATTTTTGAAAAAGGATTCCAGCCAGTCTTCCCTGCATCCTCCATGGAAATTCCAAATGGAATTCCGAGATCTTCCTTGTACGCATTGTAAAGTCTAACCTCAAACGGCATCAAGGGATCACTGTCGTCCCCTTTACTTGCCTTGTTCAAGAGCTTATTTGCTTTTGCTACGGACATTACTTCAGATTCTCTGCCCCTGGCGGAAACACCCGATAGAAGTTCATCGGGATGTGGATATTTGTCTATAAACATATTCCATATACGCGTAAAAGGCGTTGACTGCCTGTGTCCCGGTTCTCCGGACTTTAACGGTCGAGTGGGCCTCACCTCGTGCATTCCCAGTATTTTGGCCGCTTCCACCTGATTAATTTCACCAAGCCTCACTTTTTCAAGAACTTCCATGAAATTCTTCGGAGGAAGAATTGTGCTCCTGTTTCCACCAGCTTTTACAACATTTCCAAGACTTGAAACTGTCATGATAGGAGTGCGAGTTACCTCATCCCCAAGCTTTATGTTTCCCCAGTCAAGATGCGGATATATTGATTTAAGAATGTTGACTCCTTCCGCATCGTCATATTTTGTTGGAGTCATCCAGTCGATGTTTTGCCAGGATGGAACCTTGGTTTTTCTTCCAACCGTAGCCACGTCAGAAACATCATCAACGCCCTTTATGATTGGCTTAACCGCTTTATAAATATTGTAAGGGGCTGTTAAGATATTCATTTTATATTTGATAGGATGCCTTCCGCTATGAAAGGCTCCGCTCTGTTAATGTTAGTTCTAGGTTGTCTTTTGGCTAGGTTGTATCCTGCTTTTCCAACTTTGGATACACCTTTTACAGCCGGCCATCCAACACCACGAATTAATCCTGGCAGCATTGCAGCCATGTAACCTGGACCAGCACCTTCCGGTGGCAGCATTTCCGGTCCTTGGACCGCGAGCATATCACTGAGCGGTTCGGCGACATTTTTCGCAATCGCCTGTGAAATGCCAGTATTCTCCATTGAAAATTCATCCAATGGCCGTGAAATAGGAGGGGCTAACTGCACTAATTTACCGTCACGCATTCCCCAAACACCTTCGACTGGAAGTGATAAATCACCTTTTTTTGTGAACTGCGGATCAAGGGTCATGTCCAATCCAAAAAATCCCTCATCAACTTTAGGCAGATAATCAATGATGACATTGTCACCTTCCAGTCTCGCAACCTGCCAGCCAGTTCCATTCTTAAGACTTTCTAATTTCATGCCCAATTCCGCATCATCATTCATCATTGCTTCAGTGCTCAAGTCTTCAAAAATTCTCATAAGCTCACTTTCATCGCCGGTCATGTCGGCTTTCCTCGCCGCCTCACCTAATTCCGGTGAGATGCTTTCTGCGAGTTTGTATTTCCCATAATCCTGTAATTGCGTCATATGCTCCCTAAATCTAGGATTATTAATGTATTCATCGTATGGAATTACCATATCGCCTTCATATCCAGAAGATACAAACGCTGTTTCAATGAAATCTTTAATTCCGTAATAATCTTTATCAGCCGTACTGACGCCAGCATCAATAGTTGGAAGAATTCTATTTATCATACCAAGAGGCTCCATTCCATACCATTGAATTGCGCCCAATCCAAGATCCTTCGCGAATTCCTGTGCCGCGTCCGTCTGGACAATTCCTTCCGAAAGTTGATGATCAGCTGCAGCCCGGTTCCACGCTTCACTGCCGGCGAGTCCTTGCTCCTCCGCGTCTATGAATTTTTTAATTGTGGAACGGCGTGCGTTATCGCCGCTGTTTATAGCGTCTATATAAGAGTCATATAAATCATGCTGATCCTGGGGAATCCCAACATCAAGTCCTTTTACCTGTTCCTCGATCGGTACCATTGGCTCAGCAATAGCCGAGGGATCTCCTGGCAATAGGATTAATTCATCAGTAATATTCTCGTCGTCCGCCATCCGTTGGTTCATCCTTGAAGTCATCCTTCAGTTCCACGTAGTAGCCCTGACGGTAGCGCATCAGCGCCTGTGTCATGCTGTCCACGTAATCGTCGTGATCGCCAAAAGGGAATGCCGCGCATTCCTCTATGACTTCCTCTGCCCAACGCCTGTCCGAAGGCACCCATACCGTGCCTGCCTCGAATAGCGGTGCCACGCTATTCACCCTTGAATGTTTATCATTTCCTTTCGACGGTGTAAAGTTAATTACGGGTATTCCCGCCTTCTGCAGTTCGTGCGTAAGGGGCAACCCGGACGCTTTGGCCTCGATCAAAACCACCTCGGGTTCCCAGTAAGAGTGCTCCTTTTTCGCCATCTCCTTCAGTTCCGGAAAGCTCCACCGTCCGCGCTTCGCGTCCAGAAGGATGATGTTCTGCGGATCATCGTCACTCGGCTTGAATATTCCCCACGTCGTGATCGCGGAGTAATCGGCCGTTTCCTTTTTTGAGAACGCCGTGTCGTAGGACTGGATTATGTACTGCAGTTCGGGGACCTTTTCAGGCTCCCACTTCTTCCACCACTCACGCTTTATGAGCGCGCCCTCCTCGGAGGTTGGCGCCTGCATCCACTGCGCGTTCCACTTGGCGACGGGGATTGAGGCCTTGACCTTCATCAGTCCGTCCATGTCCCAGAAGTTTCCCCACATCGGCTTGTCGTTCAGGATGGCCGGAAACTCGACCACTTCCCACTGGTCAGTTGATTCATCCTTTCCCTGGACCTCGAGGAGCTTGCCGGTTAAGTCCTTAACCGACCAACGCGTCATAACGAGTACTATGGCCCCTCCTGGTTGTAGTCTTTGACGAGGACCACTAGTATACCACTCATAATGAGACTCCAAAACAGTAGGAGAGAGAGCGTCTTGCTCTGAGTGAGGATCATCAATAACCAAAAGATCAGCGCCCCTCCCAGTAATAGCGCCACCAACACCAGCAGCAAAATACTCGCCTCCGTGATTAGATTCCCAACGTCCGGCTGCCTTTGAATCAGTCGCGAGTGTAACATTCGGAAATACTTTAGCATATTCTTCGGATTCCAGTAAATTCTTTGTTTTTCGTCCAAAACGGATGGATAATTCGCCCGTATGGGTCGTTTGTATCAGTTTTGCCTTTGGATGTCTACCCATGAAGAATGCGGGGAACAAATGCGACGCAAATTCGGATTTTGTGTGTCTTGGAGGCATGTTTACGATCAATCGCTTCAATTCGCCGTTCGCAACGCGGTTCAGCTTCTCAGCGTAGACCTTGTGGTGGTGTCCCTGCACGAAATCGGGCCAAACCATCTTAACAAACTGTAAAAAGTCCTTTTGCCCCTTTTCCTGCTTCTCAACAAGGGCTTTTCGGAGAATCAACTTCAGAGTATTGGTGTCCAGGCTTTCTAAATTAGAAATGTTTTCCATTTTTTAAAAATTTTTTAGAATAGGGTACCTTATCCCATTTCAAACGATTTTTCAAGGGATTGTCAGCCTCGGACTTGCCTGAAAAGAAAAATAAGCATGCTTATGAAAAAAGGGGGGTTCCCCCCTTCGGTTCAGGCGGTTTCGGCGGATAGGGGCTGGTGCTCCCCATCGCGCGAGCTATAGGCGCGCATGCCCGGGCGCCCGCCTGCGACATTTTGTCGCACCCCTGCATCTTGTGTTGTATTCCTGCAACACCACTACATACCCGGGCGACTTATCCACAGGATATCCACAACTAATTGCAATTAGCTATTGCTATTACTGTCAATTAGTTTACTATCATAATAAGAAATAGAAAGAGGTAAATATGACAAAGACTGAATTCAAGAATTCTGTAAAAGGTATATTCTCTGTTCGTTGGTTAAAGAATAATGGCGAACTAGGATATATTCACAGAGGTATTCTTGGACTAAATAAAAAGGTTGATGGTCAACCTAATGAACATAATGATTACGTTCTAGTTTATAAACTAGGCAATGGTTATGGTACTCAAAGGCGTTGGGCAAATTTAAACCCAAATACTATTACTCACATTAATGGGGTTGCTGTATGAAACACAATTATCCATTATTACTTTTATGGTCAGTTGGATTAATCCAACTGACTTTTGTTCTAATGTTAGCCTTCTTTGATAGTGGGTTAACTAACACAGTTTATTACAAATCATCACTATTTATGAATGGTTTCATATTTGGTGTAGTTGTTAACAGTTGGACAAAATAATGCCAAAAAAAGATTTGATTACAGTTAACAATGTCAATATCCAACCATTAATGGAGTCATTGGTGGAATTGGTTAAAGACAAGAAAATGACTGGAGAGCTAGATGACTTAATTAATGCTAAAATTCCAGAAAAGACATCAGCAGATTGGAAGTTAATCTGTGGTGTATTATGCAATTCAATAGTTGAATGGGTGTCAATTAACAAAGATGAGGAAGTCAACCCCAAAGACTTACTTCAACACTTACAAAGCGACATTGGATACATAATGAAAAGATTGGGGTTAAGCTAAAGTTACCTCTTTCAATTAACCTCAACAAAGGGCGATTTAATCGCCCTTTTTTTATGTCCAAATTCCAGCATCTCCAGAAGTCCTTCACCTGCGATCCCGGGCGATTGAAACCAGGAACCATTGACATCTGTTTATGGAGTTTGGGAGTTTGGGGAGTTTGGAAATCCACTCTTTTCCCGGGCGCGCCCGGTGCCCGCCAGCTTGTGGATAAGTCTGTGGATAATGTTGATAACTGGGAGTTTGGGGAGTTTGGGAGTTTGGGGGAATAGAATGGCCTACTGATCAACCGAGGAAAGACTAAACCCCATTACCATCTCCTTTTGGGGCAAGAGCCGAATAACTCCGTTTATCTTGCCCCTTTTACCATGCCATGTGGCGAACCATGTGGTCTGATAGGTAATCTTATGCTCGAATTGTGGTGAAGACCACGCTTCTGGTCAGTTTCCTAACTGTTCCGCAAAATGAGAAACAGAGTGATTGATATCCCGGCTTAAAAAACATCAATCAGTAGTATCAAATACCTTTACTCTATTTCTACTCTCATTATACAACGAATCCAAATTCAAGGCAACAGCTAATTCAACAATCTTGTGGATAACATTTTTCCTGAAGACAGGCGCCCGGCGCCCGGTCCCACCAGCTCCAGCTCCGCGAATCATGAACGTTGGTTCAATTGGGGAGTTTGGGAGTTTGGGGAGTTACAGAATCGCCGTGAGTACGAAGTATATTATGACGAGGACCAAGGCCCACTTCAATGGTATGAGTAATCCAAGTAACCAGTCCATTCTTTTCCTTTCTATTTCCTGCAGCTCCTGGTGCACAGGACTGGCAGCTGCCTCCTTCCTGGATCCTGAACTTATTTTCAAGGTTTTCCGGGAGTTTCGACATCTCATCCTGTAATATAATACCTGTCCTGACGCATGTCAAGAGCCCGGGCGAAAAATATTTGGCGGAATTCAGCCACTTCTCCAGATGAGATCCGTGAGCTTTTCCCGGGCGCCCCGGTGCGTCCCAGCTGCCGATCAAAAAACCGCGGAAAACGGGTATTTTATTATAGGGGAGTTTGGGAGTTTGACCATAAACGCCCGGCGCCCGCTGCGGGCCCGGGAGACACTTACCCACAGGTTATCCACAGGTTATTAACAATGGGGGAGTTTGGGAGTTTGAACCGAACTCCCCCTTGGAGTATGACTTAATGCTCTTGTGGTCTGAACAAGTCCTTGACTTGTTGACCGAATCCTTTCTCGAGTTCCTCGGCTTGTGATTCTGCTCGCTTTGCGTTGCGTGTCATAACGGGAACAACCCCGTCATAATGATTCGCAATTCGTTTTAAGACATCAATCATTTCTTCTTGATTATCGGCAATCCTATTGAGTGCTTCACTAATCGATTGGTCTACAACCATATATACTCCATTTCTAATTCTTAATGAATTAACAGTATTATACCATTTTCTTATCCACAATGCAAGAACTTATTTGAACTTCCTGTCAGGACTGGAAGGTCTCCCGGGCCCCGGACAAACAGGACTGGCTGGGGATCCACGCAGAAAGTATAGGTTTTCTGGGGAGTTTGGGAGTTTTGAACTTGCACAGGAACCTGCTGCGCCCCGGGCATCCAGACAGGGATCACGAAAAAATGGCTGATTAGTTATGTTTATTGGGGAGTTTGGGAGTTTGAAGCACTCTTCCCTGGGCGCCCCGGTAGACAGGATGGACTTATCCACAGGTTATCCACAGGTTATACACATTGGGGAGTTTGGGAGTTTGCGACAATTTGCCGCAGGTCGAGGTCCTCGAGCCTTCCCTCGTATAACCCGGGCACTTGGTCCACGGTCTTTTGGCCGAGGTGCTCGGTCCATTCGCCGTGAAACAGTTTGACCTTGTTGTCCTTGAGCCCCCCAACCAGGATATAAACTGGAGCACCGTGAATGTAATGGATCGTATTCCATGCCCTTTGGAAGACTGAAAACTTTATCTTTTTATTAGGCTGTATTATCTTCAGCTCAACAGTGAAGAATCCTGTAACATTGTGAAATATTACGCAATCCGGGAATCCGGGAGTAACATAGCTTTCAAGGCGTGAAACAATATAGTCACCACTTTTTAATAACTTCCTGAAACTCTTCCAAAGCCTTGTTTCCGGCTTTACGGTCATACTTCGTTTTGTCTTTTACTATCTTCTGCTTGTACTGGGGTGATGTCCTTAAGTCCCTCGCTACCGGATTTCTCTTCGACCGAAAGGACAGTTTTATCTCCCTCTTTTTTAAATTTTCCATCCAATCCCAACTCCTTCAGTTGTTTTAAAACGTCTTCACGGGACATAGAATCAATACTTCCTGTCCTGATTTCTTTGCGGTCAATGTACAGTCCCGCAGCCTGCCCTCGCAGGCGCTCAGCATTAACAGCAGCACTAAAAGACTTTTCCACCAGTGACTTCTCACGAAGCCTTGCCAACTCCTGTACGTGCTTCTGTAACTTGACTTCATGTGTTTTCTCCAGTTCAGCCCTTCGCTTGAGAACCGCGTCCACCACCTTTGGGTATCTCTTGCCGTTCAGCAACTGGGAAGAGGTAACGTTGGCTGACGCCTCCGAGTATCCTGCCTGTCTTGCGCATTCCGTTGGAGTCAAACGACCCTCGTTCTCGGCGTAGATCTTGACAAACACACGCTGCTTGTCAGTGAGCCCGTCACTCCGAATTGGGTGTTTTAGGGCCCCTCCGCTCTGCCTTGTTTTTGCCACAATGGTGGCACCACTGGTGTCACCTCTCAGCCTTTCATCGACCATCGAATTCCCCGCTCTATAGTTGAGTTTTTACTCATTTGTTTTATTATTTGTAACAAAAGTTGCTTGCGTCGTTTAGAGTAGTGCCACCTTGGTGCCACCATATAAACGATTGATTTATAAAGGTTAATCAGGAAAGGTGGCACGGTGGCACCATATCCCGGTCTTTTTAAAAATAAAAAAAACATTTTAGCAAAATATACACTATAGGGACCACATTACAAGATGAAAAGTGACCGATTTGCGCCATTCCGTTTTCCTATCCAGTGTCGCCTTATCAATTGGTGAATCAGGGCATGTATTGGAGCCTTGGACCGCGATCCATTAAGCTGCTTCAGTTCCTCGTAGGACGGCGAGTGCCTGTTCGCCTTTATGAAGTCCTTGATGATGTTATAAAGCTTCTTCTGCTTGGGTGTAAGCCCCTCCCTAGACTGTGTATTTTTCTCCTGTGCTTCCATTGATGTATACCTCCTTCTTGCGGCTTGGGAATTCATCGTATCCTTTCGCGTTTGGGTGTCCGTGATAATCCTTCCTTACCTTAGCATACATTTCGTTTGGACCCAACTCCTGAATTGTTTCGGGCGTGATTGAGTCGTACAGCTCACGCTGCAGCTTTTTTTCCTCCGCGTTCAGTTTCTTTGGTCTGTAGTTGTTGTACCCAAGCTTGGCCCACGTTATCCTGATCCCAGGAGGTGGCCTGTTCAGCGTCACGCCGGCCCTGTTCTGGTGCGACCCCGTCCACGTTCCTGGGGCGTAGTGCTTGTCCATCACGTAGTTGTAGCAGTCCTCGTTGGATCCGAACTGAACAATCTCCTTGCTCAGCAGCTCGGCGTCCTTCCACACGTTAATCTCGTATTTGTCCATAGCTCACTTCCAGATATTCTATTTTCTTCACCCAACCCTTCGGGATTGTTATGTACCGTCCGCCTTCCTTGTCCTCTTCCTTTGTCTCCTGCGGATCGGCGCACCAGGATCCCATGATGGTGACCCTGAGGTCATCATCCCTGATCATCCATCCAATGTCAATGCACGTTGCCAGCTTGGCGTCGCGCATTTTCCCAAGGGGCACCCATCCGGTGTCACCGTCCATGGCGTCCATCCACGTGATGCGCACCATCGGCCAGCAGTCCGGATATTTACTCGATGGTAAACTGCTCTTCCGTTCCGTCTTCTCTTCGCTCGAATTTTGCGTTGTCATCATCGTCCCTGTGCCTGTGTCCTTCCGTTACAACTTCCATGATCTGGTCTCTGGTTTGCAGCCTTACCTCATAATCCTGGAATACCACCACCCAGAAGCGGGCTTCCCCACCCTGGTTCGTCCTGGCTTTTCCCGCCTTGAAGTTTTCCACCGTCTTGCGGAAACCCATGGACAGGAGTTCCTGTAACCTTGACTTGAACAGCACGCGATCCGACATGTCCTCAAACCGAACGTACCAGGAGGGTTTTTCCGTCAGCCCCGTCTTGGGGTTGATGGTGCCGTCCTCCACCTGGTGCATATCTATGATCTTCAGTGTTGCCATCAGTTTACCGTGTCCTTGTTGTTCCAGTTGTGCGCCGCCTCGCGGTATTTCTCCTGGAGTTCCTCTTCGTTAAACCCGGAAAGGACTTTCCCCTTCCTTCGCTCCTGATAACCCTTCGCAAAGTCATCAATGATCTCCATAAGCATGAGCGTCGGAAACTGCACCCCGTGCACCTTGGTTGCGCTCAGCTTTCCAAGCGTCTCCTGGAAATTGTCGCCTTCCTCCTCGCACTTGCGGAGAGTTTCCCTAATCTCTTTTGTTGCCCTTAACAATTCTTGCATTTTTTATCCTTATTCCCTTCTCGTCCGCCGCCTTCTTGATTATGTGCATCATTTCCTGTCCCGGCCCGCGGTGCATGCTCTCCCCCATCCGCACCAACGCGTCATAGTAGGGGATCCTTATCGCCACGGACTTGTATTTCGTGGTGTCAACCATGTGCTTTCATTCTCCGATCTTCCCGTGTCTTGATGAAATGGCAAGGATTTGCGCACAGCAGTTGAAACTCGGCTCTCTTGTCATGAAAATTAGAAAAAACA